GTTAGAGGGACGGGAACCTTCCTGGCTTCATCCTAGTATGATATATGACAAGGCTGATAAGTCTAGGATTCTTATTAACGTGCCACCGGAGCACGCTAAGAGCACGGTTATTACCGTGAACTACTCAACATACCGTATCGCTCTCGACCCTAATGTTAGAATCATCGTCGTTTCTAAGACACTGATAAAGGCACGAGAATACGTGTACGCAATCAAGCAACGTCTCTCACATCCAAGATGGCTTAAGATGCAAAACGCATTTGGTCCTCAAGGTGGATGGAAAGAAGACGCAGATACTTGGCGAACCGATACAGTGTATCTCGGGAGCGATGCTCGTAACTCAAGTGAGAAAGACCCTACAATTCAGGCACTAGGTATGGGTGGGCAGATTTATGGAGCCCGTGCAGATTTAATTATTCTTGACGACGTGATAACCACAGCCAATGCCCATGAATGGGAAAAACAACTGAACTGGCTACAAAAAGAAGTTATCACTCGTCTCGGCAAAAACGGCAAGCTATTAATAGTGGGGACTAGAATTGCGCCAAGTGACTTATATAAGGAACTTCGTAGTCCTGAGCATTGGTCTGGTGGTAGGTCTCCCTTTACTTATATGGGTATGCCTGCTGTACTTGAGTACGATGTTGACCCAAAGAATTGGGTTACGCTTTGGAAAGAATCAGATGTCCCATGGGATGGCGATGAAACAATACCTCCTAACGAAGCTGGATATTATCCCAAGTGGGATGGACAAACATTATTTAAACGTCGTTCCGAGGTTACTCCTACTACGTGGGCTCTTGTTTACCAACAAGAAGACGTACAAGAAAACTCTATCTTCCCACCAGCTTTGGTACAGGGAAGCATACTCGGGGCTAGAAGAGTCGGACCTCTAAAGCCAGGGGCATTAGGTCATCCTAAGAACGTTGAGGGCTACACCATTATTGGTATGGACCCAGCTATTGCTGGCCATGCAGCTTTGGTTGCAATAACTTTTAATAGAGCTGATGGTCGTATCTACGTACTAGATTGCATGAACATGGCAGAGCCTAGTTATCAGAAGATACGTGATGCTATAGAAGCTATGACTATCAAATATAAACCCCAAGAAATACGAATTGAAATTAACGCATTTCAGAAAGCATTTGAATTAGATGACAGCTTACGGCAATGGCTTGCTGGATACGGCGTACGGCTTAGTTCTCACCATACAGGAAAGAACAAATGGGATTCGAACTTTGGAGTCGCCTCCATGTCAAGCTTATTCGGAACTACTCAAGACGGTAAGTTTCAAAACAACAACATCCTCGAACTTCCATCCAGTGATGGCTCAGAAGGAATCAAAGCTTTAGTACAGCAGTTGATTACCTGGAAGCCAGACACCAGAGGTAAGACGGACTGTGTTATGGCTTTATGGTTTGCAATTATTAGAGCAAGAGAATTGATTCAAAGCGGTACAAGGGTATCACCTTATTTAGATAATAGGTGGGCTACTAGAGCTCAGATGGAAAAAAGAAACTCAATCAACTTAGACGATGCTTTTAGTGAGCAATGGTCTGAAGTCTACGGATAGGAACTAACATGGCTAATCCAATTAAAACAGTTAAAGCAGTAACTCGTGCTGTTGCTGGCATTACCGGTAAAGGTGGTAAGAGTGTAAATCCTGTTTATAATGAGCCTATTAAAATTAATTCAAACCCTAATAAGACTCCCGCTAAAAGCATGAAGGGTCCTACTGACTCTTCTATAAGAGGACGTGGGCCACAGGAATATGATTGGCAACATAATGATTGGAATTCTAAAGAAGGTGTAGATGATTACGGTAATCCTACATATAATTCTAAAGCACCAGTAAAACCTATTAAAGTTAATAGTAATAGACGTGGAAACTAATGGCTAGTTCTAATAAACAATTAGGACCAATTAAAAAACTTCCTACCTCACCTGCTGTTCCTGTACTTAAAGCTGTGGTTGATACAGTAGTTCCAAAGACTCCAACAGATGTAGCAGTAACACTAGCTGGTGGTAAAGCCTTTCGTGTTGTTGGTGGCATTGTAGGCAAGGGCGCTAAATACGTTTCTAAACTTTATAGATAGGCAACAATGGCAATCCCAATTAAAGGTATATCTATAGGGCTTACTAAAGCTGCACAGCTTGCTAAAGAAGCTAAACAGATTGCCGAGAAGGCAGCTGGGTTTTCTAAACCTAGAGTTCTTTATAATCCTGAAAATGAAATTGTTAAAGTTCCAGTTAAGCCTGTCGTAGCTAAACCAGAAGAAAAAAAATTATTCCGTTCAGTTCCAGAGCCTAAAGAAACTGGCGCAGATTTTGCTATAAAACAATCTAAAGCATTTGGATTAGGTTCAGTATCACCTGAACAAAGAGCGGCTATTGAAGCTCAAATGAATAGAGGGCTACGCCCTGATATGCCACCTTTGAGAACTAATCCTCTTCCTCCAGAGGCAGTAAATATTCGTCCACCTTTAGCTCCAGGTATGCGTAAGTGGACACCAGAAACTAAAAGAGTTACTGAACCTATGAAACCATCTCTACCAAAGCCACAAATATTTGATATTAGTTCATCAGGAGTAGCACCAAAGATTCCAAGACCCAAAAATGAACTACCTCCAGTACCTAAAGCACCAGCACTTGGTGCTAAGAATACCGAAGTTAGAGATAGTGCTGGTAGATTAATTTTTAAAAGAACACCTGAACAAATGCAAAATCTTAATGAAAAACTTAAGAATGCAAAAGAAGCTGAAGAAGCAGGATTAAAGAATTTTTCAGATAGTACTGTACGCAACTCTGGTACTTCTGTTGAAAGAACACCTGGTGTGTTCAAAGAACGTAATTGGTATGAAAATGAAGAAGATGCTATTAAAGCATTTATTGCTCGCACAAAACGTGAATCTCAGGGAGATTAATTTATGACATTAGATATGAAACAGATAACCGCAAGAGTTGATTCTTTGCGTTATCGTTCTACAGAAAGAGATGCACGCAATTTAGATGTACTTTCTGTTCGTCAAGGAAAAATCTCAGAAGTTTATCCTAACTTTTTTCCAAGTGGTATAGACCAAAACGTAGTAGCTAATTTCATTGATATTGTTGCAAGAGACCTTGCAGAAGTTATGGCTCCACTACCTGCTGTTAACTGCTCAGCAGTAAATCAAGTTTCAGATAGAGCACGTCAGTTTGCAGACAAGCGTACAAGAATTGCTGCTAACTATTTCCGCCATTCAGATTTGCAAGTAAATATGTACAACGGTGCGGACATGTACATAACATATGGCTTTCTTCCTTTCATCATTGAGTTAGATGAAGAAGCAAAATTGCCACGGATTAGATTAGAAAATCCTATTGGGGCTTATCCAGAGTTTGACCGGTACGGTCGTTGCGTAGCATTTGCAAAACGTTACACCCTTACCTTAGGTGAGTTGGTTAGCCAGTTCCCTGAGTTTGAATCACCACTCCTAGGCTCAGAGGGTTATAGTCAAAATCTTAATCATCAAATGGAGATGATTCGTTACTACGATAAAGACCAATCAGTTATTTATATACCAGCAAGAAGGAACTTAGTTCTATCAAGAGCAAGTAATCCCCTAGGCAAGATGAACGTAATCATTGCTAGACGTCCAGGCGTTGATGGTGAGCTTCGTGGACAGTTTGATGATGTATTAGGAATTCAATTACTTCGTAACCGATTTGCTTTACTTGCAATGGAGGCTGCAGAAAAATCTGTTCAAGCACCAATTGTATTACCAAGTGATGTACAGGAATTACAATTAGGCGGAGACGCTGTAATTCGTACAAACAATCCAGCAGGTGTTAGACGTGTTGAGCTTAATCTCCCACAAGGAGCATTTACAGAACAACAACTTCTAAATGAGGAACTACGTGTAGGAGCTCGTTATCCTGAATCACGTACTGGAAATGTTAAAGCTTCAATCATTACTGGCGAAGGTGTTCAAGCACTACTAGGTGCATTTGATACACAGGTTAAGTCAGCACAATCTATATTTACTACAGCATTACGTGATGTTATTTCTCTTTGCTTTGAAGTAGATGAGAAATTATTTAACGTAGAGAAAACAAT